CATGTATCATTATCTGTCATTTCAATGGCTAATTTTATCCATTCAGTTTTGTGACATTGTGTAAACATAAATTGTATCGTGTCTTTTTCTACGTTATTACTATTTATTTGAAAATTTGTAAGTTTATGTATATGTTTATATAAATAGTTAGATTCTTTAACAAATGGAACAATTTTTGTATTATGATTTTCATAACATTTATAATTATCTATAATAGTTTCATCAATAAAAATTATTTTATTAATATTTGCTTGTAAAAGAGGAATACAATATTCTGTATATTTTTTATAATTATCATTTGTTTTTAAACATTCAGTTGTAGTTATATTTGCCATAAAAGCAGAAACTAATGTTACATCGTTCATTATTTATTTATTTATTTTATTTTTAAACCCTATTTTTAATAAACTTTAAAAAAGAAAACTTTTATAACTATGTAAATTAATAAAATTGTTATTCCAAAATTTTGAATTTTACCAATTGGTCCTTCAATAAAATTAAATATGGTTGTATTTTTTTCTGTTTTATTTACAAAATAATAAATTAACCCTTTTGCAAAAAGAAAGTATCTAGAGCAAGCGATTAATATTGATACTAGTAATATTATTGTTAATATATTCAAATATTTACTATAATTAAATAAAACATAACTAATTACAAATACTTCAATTATATTTAAATATAATCTTGTTTGTGAAAGAATTTTTTGTGTGGGTGTTAACTCTTCATATTTTTTATCAAGAGGTACATAAAATTGATTTGTTATAGCAACAACCAATTCAACTATTATAGAAATTAATAAATATACAATAAAGCTATATACTAAATCACCTTTCATTATTATATATAATATATATATATAAAATAATTTATATATATAAAATAATTTATATATATAAAATAATTTATATCTTTTTACATTTCTAACGCATTGAACAAATATAGTTTTAAATCTTCAATGGTGTAAATGTGGATATTATATCTAAATAAGTCGTTTCGATAATAAAAGCCTTGCTATCATTTATACCAATTGAAATAAAAATTCTATCTCCATATTTTGATAATGAACAAGGAAATTCAATATAAGAATTTTTAAAAAAAATAAACTCTTCAGATAAAAGTATTTCTTTTGTTTCAATGTTGAATAACAACCATCTGTGACAAGTTATTTCTCTATTTATATGAATTAAAAATAACCTTTCATAATTATTTAATACTATTCCATTTGTTGAACCATGGTAATCTTCTAATTTTATTTTATTTAAATTAGATATTTCTATTTCTTCAAGGTCATCATTTTCAATTGATTTTATTAAAAAAGGTTGTAAACTATATATAACTTTATATGAATTTTTATCAAAATAAGGCATCCAGTTTTTTTCAATATTATCTGGTTTACATGAAATAAAATTATTAATTGTATTATTATTTATTTCTGCTTTAAATATGGATGGATTACCTGATATATTTAATTCTGGAACAATTACTAAAATATTTTTATGATCTATAAATCTTATATCTTCTAAACCCTTCCAAAATGTTTGGTTTATATTTAAATTATATTCATAATTTAATATGTCGTAATCGAACAAATCTATATCTAATTTATTTGACTTACTCAAGTTACCAGTTATAATGTAATAAATTGAATTTGATGTTTCACCATATAATGTAAATTTTTTTTCTTTATATTTTTTATAATTAATACATCTAATCAGAATAATAAAATTACCAGATTCATCAATATTAATTGAAGGGTTCATTTCAACATAACTATTTATATCGTTGTATTTGTCATTAAAGCAAATTTGCGGAACCATAATTGGAATTATATCTTTTTTTGAAAATATTATCATTACTAATATAATAATATTTAATATTAATTTTATATGTATTTATATGTATTTATATGTATTTATATGTATTTATATGTATTTATATGTATTTATATGTATTTATATGTATTTATATGTGTATACAATAAAATTATGAAGATGGAAGTGCAGCTAGACATAATTTAATTGATCCTAAACTGGCAACATCATACTTAACAACAAGAGGTAAATCGTTCTCCAAGTAGACTTCTATTTGCTGACAAAGATTTGTACATTTAATAAAATATCCTAAATTCTTCAGAGAGAATTCGCCCTGAATAACTTTGGAAGAGTCTTGCTTTAAAATAAAACCCATACTGCCATCAGACTCTGCGCGATGAATTTCGGCAGATGCAAATTGTCCAGAACATTTAAATATAAGCTCATTTCCTACTGACTTTATTTCCAGTTTGTCAGAAATACAAGACAAATCTCTAATAATTTTCTGAAAATCAGCAGAAGGAAGATTAATAATAGAAGAAAACTTAACATCTGGATATTGAAGTTCTTCTGGTTCTGGTTCAATGAGTCTCAACTTTTGAGTCTTGCATTGCTTAATCTCTCCATTTTCGAATTTAAGAGCCAAGTGAGAGACAATTCCATCTACATAATCAGAATTTTCGATGTATATAGTAAGAGTATCATCATTATCGATTGAATTAATCAACTTGAATAAATGAAACATATTGACACCTATAATAATCTTTTCTTTTTTACATTCATAGAACTCAAAGTTCTGTGCAGCTAAATGAAGATGTGCTAAAATAGTATGAGACTTGTCCATATTTATAATACGAATACCATCTGGCTCAAATGAAACGTTTGTTTCCAAAAGAATATCTTTAAGTGCAGTCATAAGTGTTCTAAATGGTGCTATCTGGACAGTCTTAATAGTTAAAACATTTCCATCTGTAGGTGTTGACACTTGATTTTTATTTGAAAATGTGGACATTTATACTAGTTTTTATTTTACAATCTTTAAATACTTATGAATACAAATAATTAAAAATTTAACGCATTAAATTAAATGTTCATTTTTGGAACTCTTCTAGTTCCATGCCCATATTTTTTTCTAGCTATCTTTGCCATACGAAGTGCTTTTGAATTTGGTTTACAACCTTTTTCTAAGATACTATAGTCTACTGCAGCTGCTTTACCTGAAGTAATAGCACTAGCTAAACGCGCAATTCCCCATGATTGACCCGTCTGGTTTGGTCTTGATCCGGAAGAAAAATATGCACCTTCTCCTTTATTAATAATTTTTGCTAGAGCTTTTTTGGAACATCCTGTAGCTTTTGCCAGTTCTGAAGTTGCTCCTATTTTTTCCATATGATACATTTTTTCTGCATTAATAATATGTTGAGATTTCTTTGAAGTAAATGACGACATTTTTCTTCTTGTATAGAATCGTCCCTTTTTATAAAACTTTCTAGATTTTATTAGTTCTCTCTTTTGAGAAAATTTATCTTTTTTTGTTAACCTCTTTGGAATATATCTTAGATTTATTTTCATTATTATATATATATATATATATATTTCAGTATTTTATTATATATTTTAATCAATATTTAAAGACTAAAATAGAATTTTTAAAAGAATGAACGATATAGAAACCGAATGCATAAACACTATAAAAACAATATTAGAAAAGTATAAAAACAATGAGTATATTTTACAGAGACTTAGAAATCATGTTGTTACATGTTTACCAAATACTATTGAAAATGAATTGAAGGCGCATGATGAACGTGTAAATCGCACCAATTATTTAATAAATGAACAGCAAGTTTTTATTCAAGTATTTCTTAGTAAAAATAAATATTTTTATTTACAAAACAATAATTTATTTTACGAATATGATGGTCAAAAATATTTAATTATTAAAGAGGATGAAATAATTCACAAACTTCTCTCTTCTATTTCTAATGAAAAGGTTTTATTAAATTGGAAACATAAAACAAAAACAATTATTATTAAACAGATTAAAGAGAGAAGTCTGTTTAGTTCTATTCCAGAGACTGATACTATACAAAATGTATTAAATGTTTTATACCCGGCGTTTTTTTCATCAAAAAATGAAGCCAAATATTTCCTCACCATTGTTGGAGACAATATTCTAAAAAAAAATCAAAATCTTATTTTTCTAGTTACACAACAAATGAAACAATTTTTAAATGAAATAGATAATGTTGCATTATCATCAATTGCTAACAATAATACATCACATAATTTTATGACAAAATACCATGAAAACCATAGTTATGAAAATTGTCGTCTCATTAAAATAAATGAAACTTTTTCTAATGAAGTTTGGAGAGAATTACTTAAAAAAATAGGTCTTGATTTGCTTTGTGTAGCTGCACATTATTCTAAACGTTATGAAAATTCAGATAACTTTATTGAAAATAAATCAGATGAAGAATTAAAAAGCTATTCACATTATATTAAAAATTCAACTCAAAATACTATTGTAGAAGAATTTTGTAATAAATATATTATTTCTACAAATGATTGTATGATAGAATGGAAAAATCTGCATTTTGTTTGGAAACAATTTCTCTCGACAAGTCATTTACCAAATGTTATTTATTCCAACTCTTTGAAGCAGTTATTAAAAGACAAATATATGTATGCATATAATGAAACAACTGATTCGTTTTTAGGAATTACTAGTAAATATTTGCCAGTACATAGTGATTTTATTAAATTTTGGGAAAATACTATTGAACTAAATGGTAATGACTCTGATAATTCAATTTTGTTTGACAATGAAATAGAAGTAGACGAGTTGTCTTATCTTTTCAAAGTTTGGGCAAAAGAAACAACAACTGAACATTTAATGACAAATGGTTCTATTAATGAAGAAAATATTGTGAAGATTTTAAAACATTTTTTTCCGAATATTGAAATTATTGAGGATAAGTATGTTCTCAACATATCTAGTAAGATGTGGAATAAGATTAGTGATATTGAATCTTCTTTTAAACATATGAGAGAACAAATTAAAAATGAACATAAATTAGCACTTATTTCATTTGATGATGCTTACAATTGTTATTATAGATTTTGCTATGGACAAGGAATGAAAAATATTGTTAGTAAGCGATATTTTGAAAAGTATTTATATTTTAAATTGGCTGACAATATTGTATATGAAAAATTCATTGAAACAATATGGTTTGATACTATTTAATATATTGTAAATAATTTTGTTACATATTTTGATAACAAAATTATTTTTTATTTTTTATTATTTATTATTTATTTAATTCGCATTTCCTGCTCTGAATTGAACATCTAGAGAGTCTTCACTTCCTGAATAACCGCTTACTTCAAGAGGGGAATATGGTCCTCCTATGTACTTACCACCTCCACGCATCTTACGAGATTTCTTTCCGTCTCCTTTCTTGAAGAGCTTGAACACACCTTTCTTAGGAATGAATCCAGCTTTAGCTAGGCGGTTGTTTTTTTTAGCTTTTAAAGACATCTTCTTTGATACGATACGACCATGTTTGTTGTATTTTAATTGTTTTTTTGTTAGACCGCCTTTAGTATGGCGAGCAGTACCATTCATAACTTGAGCACGAGAACCGACAGCAGGCATTTTATATAATGATATAAGAAAATATATTTGTACTAAATATATTTAAATGTGTACGCATTTAATTAAATCTGTTTACTGGAGGTGAACCACTTCCACCTGGCATTCCTTGAGTTCTTCCTAAATAATTTACATTTAATGGTTGTCCTAAATAAAAATTACCAAATTGAGTTGTCCCACCTTTAGTAAAATTTATAATTTGAGAAATCCTTCTATTATTTGATATTCTTATTGAAGGTGAATCAGAACCAATTACACGTTTGTCATATTTATCAGGTACACATGCAGCACAAGTTAATTGTTGTGCGTTTGGAAAAGCTGCATTGTATGCTGCTATATAATTAATAAATCTTGCAGTACCTGATTTTTTTCCTGGAGTAAATTGTCTTTGAGTCATTAATAATATTTTTATTTATTTTATTTTTATTTATTTTATTTTTATTTATTTTATTTTTATTTATTTTATTTTTATTTATTTTTTATTTATTTTTTATTTATTTTATTTTTATTTTTTATAGAAAAAATTGAATTAAAAAACAGAGTTAAAAAGAATTGCATATATTTTAATTATGAGCGCTATCACCGACGTAACTTTATCCAAGAAATATCAGAAAAAGTCAGCAATTCAACATATTCTAGATGCACCAGACACTTATGTTGGTTCCATCGAAAAAGTAGAATCGTTGCAATATATTCTTAATGAAACTGAAGACAAAATCATTGAGAAAAATATTGAATACATACCAGGACTTTTCAAATTATTCGATGAAGGTATCGTCAATTGTCGTGACCATGTTGTTCGCATGTTGCAAACGATTGCTTCCGGTCAGCCTAATTGCATTCCTGTATCAAATATCGAAGTTACCATAAGTGAAGACGGAACTATCACAATGCTAAATGATGGAAATGGTATTGATGTTGCCGAACATCCTGAACATAAAACCTGGATCCCTCAGATGATTTTCGGTGAACTTCGAACATCTACGAATTATGATAAAGAAGAAAAAAAGATTGTTGGAGGTAAAAATGGTTTTGGTTTCAAATTAGTTCTTATTTGGTCGACTTATGGTGCAGTTGAAACTATCGATCATGTAAGAGGCCTTAAATATGTACAAGAATTCAAAGACAATTTATCGGAAATTTGTAAGCCAACTATCACAAAGTGTAAGAACAAACCATATACAAAGGTCACATTTAAGCCTGATTATGCACGTCTTGGATTATCTGGTCTTACGCCTGACATGATTTCTTTACTTAAAAAAAGAATCTACGATGTTGCTGCTATCACAGACAAAGCCATTAAAGTTAAATATAATGGACAGCTTGTTCCTGTCAAAAATTTTCAGCAATACATTGACATGTATATTGGTGATAAATCTCACTCACCGCGCGTTTATGAAGACATTGGTTCTGACGGAAGATGGGAATATGCTGTTGCACTTACTCAGTCAAATGAATTTGTTCAAGTATCATTTGTCAACGGCATACATACAGCTAAGGGTGGTAAGCATGTTGAATATATTTTGAATCAGATTACAAAAAAACTTGGTGAATATATTGAAAAGAAAAAGAAAGTAAAAGTCAATCCAAACAGCATCAAAGAGCAACTAATATTGTTTTTGAGATGCGATATTGAAAATCCAGCGTTTGATAGTCAAACAAAAGACTTTATGAATACACCATCATCAAAGTTTGGTTCAAAGTGCGAAGTTAGTGATAAGTTCATTGAAAAGGTCGCCAAAATGGGAGTCATGGATGCAGCTCTACAATTGACTGAAGTGAAGGAAAATAAAGCTGCCAAGAAAACAGATGGTGTCAAAAGCAAATCTGTACGCGGAATTCCTAAATTGACCGATGCAAATTGGGCTGGCACTGAAAAATCTAAGGATTGTGTCATCATCTTTTGTGAAGGAGATTCAGCAAAGGCGGGAATTATTTCCGGCTTATCATCTGAAGATCGCAATAGTATTGGTGTATATCCTATGAAGGGTAAGATATTAAATGTTCGCGGTGAGACTACAAAGAAAATATCAGAAAACAAAGAAATTGCCGAAATAAAAAAAATTCTAGGTCTTGAAACAGGTAAGAAGTACGAAAATATTGAAGATGTAAATAAGAGCTTGCGTTATGGCAAAGTCCTCTTTATGACAGATCAAGATTTAGATGGTAGTCATATCAAGGGACTTGGAATCAATTTATTCCAGTCAGAATGGCCAACACTTGCATCTATTCCTGGATTTATTGGTTTCATGAATACACCTATATTGAAAGCCAAAAAAGGTGCAACCGAGTTGAACTTTTATAATGATGGTGAATATAATACATGGAAAGAAGAAAATAATACACATGGTTGGAAACTCAAATATTACAAAGGTTTGGGTACTAGCACTGGTAAGGAATTTCGCGAATATTTTGAAAAGAAAAAACTTGTTGGATTTCATCATTCTGAAAAGAGCGACGATTCAATTGATATGGTTTTCAATAAAAAGCGTGCTGATGACAGGAAGGACTGGTTAAAAGTATATGACAGAAATGCTTATCTAGACACTTCCAAAACTGGTGTTACATATGAAGAATTTATTGACAGAGAGTTGATTCATTTCTCAAAATATGATTGCGATCGTTCTATCCCTAACTTGATGGATGGTCTCAAGATTTCGTTGCGTAAGATTCTGTATTCGGCGTTTAAAATGAATTTGACTTCAGAAATCAAGGTGGCTCAGTTTTCAGGTTACGTATCTAAAGAAGCTTGTTATCATCATGGTGAAGCCAGTTTGAATGCTGCAATTGTTGGTATTGCTCAGAATTTTGTTGGGTCTAATAACATTAACTTGTTGATGCCTAATGGCCAGTTTGGAACCAGACTACAAGGAGGCAAAGATTCTGCATCTGAAAGATATATCTTTACA